GGCTACCTCGGCGGCGCGCAGCGCGGTCCAGCGCTCGACTTCCGCCGGGGTCGCGCCGTACCGCTCCCATAGCACCTGGAGCGGCACGCCGAGCGATCGCATCTTGACGAGGGAGTCGGTGAGCTGCCCCGTCGAGCGCGTCTCGAAATCGGCCCACACCACTTCGGACGCCTGGTTGGCTGCCGCCGGGCTGCCGACGAGGGTCAGCGCGATCCGCATCGCTTCCTCGTACGCTTCGCCGACGTGCGTCGCGCGCCGTCCGGTCTTGGCGACTAGCCCGGCCTCAGCCGCCTTGATCGCGTCGGCCGCCAGGTTCACGACCTTCCCGAGCAGGTAGTGCGGCGGGGTCTGGGTGATCGCGGCGAGCTGCGTAACGTCCTGCTCGACGGAGCGGAGATAGCCCTCCAGCGTTGATTCGGGGATCGCGCCGAACCGGCTGTCGGGGTTCTCGGAGATCAGCAGCCGGTTCGCGCCGACCTCAAACGGCGGGGTCAGCTTGACCGTCTCGCCCTCGTCGGTGGTGGTCGTGGTGCGCCGCATCTTGACGCCCGACGCGAAGATTTGCCGGAATGCGCCGTAGTCGGTCGCCACGAGCCGGTTCCAGATCGTCGTGTTGATCCGGTCCTGTATCGGCGCAGCCGACACCAGTTCCGACCGCGGCGGCTTGAGCGTGCGCGGCTGCGGCGCCACTTCCACCAGGCCGACGACCCCGGCCGGGTTCCGCTCGATCTGCGGGCCGCGCGCCCCCGGCTCCCAGGTCACGATCTCGTCGGGCAGGATCAGAACGTCCGTCGTCCGGTAGTGCTCCGCGTCGGACCAGCGCTTGTAACCGGCGATCCGGCGGCGGCGGTTGCCCGGCTCATACAGGACCGCCGCTTGCTCGGGTGACTCGATGGTCATGCTGACCCCGGAGGCGTTGCGCTCGTCGGGCTGCACCAGCACGAACGACTGCCCGGTCACGAGCGCGTCGGTCTGGATCAGCTCGCTGTCGGCGTCCATCGCGTTCGCCTGCCAGATGGACATCGCCAGCTCGTTGTCCTCCTCGGTGCCGACCCGGAACCCGATCACGCGCATCCGCTCGCACACCGCCGAGACGACCAGCTCGCACCAGTTCGCCGACGCTTCGGCCAGCAGCGACTTGAATACCTGCCGCTCCTCGGTGTCGAGCATGGCGACGATGCCCGCCTCGTTGTCGTAATACGCCTGATACAGCCGGGCGCGGCGTGCCTGGTCGTCCAGTTTGCGGCCTGCGCGCTCGCGCAGCTCGTCTAGCTCGCTCACGGTGTCCTCCGATCAGAACCCGGCGGCGGCATAGTCATCTTCCCCGCCAGCGTGCCTTATCGCGCGGTCAAGTGCCATGATCGCGGCGACGATCGAGTCGATTTTGTCGGCGCTGCGGGACTTGTCCGGCTTGACGTTCCCCGCCGGGTCAGCTCGGGTCACGAGGTTCCCGGCCTGCCAGCGGGCGACGGGGTTGTGTCCGTGGCGGTAGTTCCCGGCGGCGACGAGCCGCAGCAGTTCCTTCGTCGGCCCGGACATCGACGCGAACCCCTGCCCGGTCTGGATCAGCGGGAACCCCTCGTCAATCAGGTCCGTCGATAGCTGGGTCGCGCCCCAGCGGTCGAACGCGATCTCCCGCAGGTCGTAGACCTCAGCGTCGGCGCGCAGCGCGACCTTGATCGCGTCGTAATCGATCACGTCGCCCTCGGTGACGGTGATCAGCCCGGCCTCAGCCCACGCCGACGCCTTGCCGCCCGTGCGCCGGTCGAGCACCGGCAGCGCCGACGCGGGCGTGAACACCCGCCAGAGCACGTCATGGGTGCCGTCGTCGCTCGGGAAGTCGAGCGCGTACGACGCCAGGTCGATCGTGCTCGCCAGGTCGAGCCCGGCATAGCACGCGCGGCCGGCCAGCTCGGGCGGCGACGCGGGCGCGGAGTCCCACGCGCCCAGCTCGATCGCGCGGCCCGCGAGCACCGATTGCTGGTTGAGCCGGAACTGGCGGAACGCGCGCTCCTCCGCCGGGTTGTTAATCGCCTTCGCGCACTCGGCGCGCAGTATCCGGGCGTCGAGATAGTCGCCGAGCGCGGGATTCGCCATCGCCCACGTTTCTTCGGCGGTCCAGTCGGCGTCCTTCGGCGCGGCGTGGATGACGACGAGCCGCGACGTGTCGAGCGCCGGATCTTCGGCGACCCGCTCGGACCATGACCGCTCGGCGGCGGCGAACCCGGCGGGGTCGTTGTCGGCGGTCGTGACGAGGATCATGAGCGGCTGGGCGCGGGTGCCGAACCCGGTCCTGATCGCGTCGTACAGTTCGCGCGACGGCTGGGTCAGCAGCTCGTCAATGTAGGCGGCGTGCGGGCCGGTGCCGAGCGCGCCGAGCGCGTCCCCGGCGGCCACCACGAAGAAACTCGCGGTGCGCTCGTCATAGATCCGCTTGGCGCCGAGCGCGACGCCCAGGCGGCGGGCCAGCACGGGCGACAGCGCGACCATCCGCGCGGCGGCGGTGTAGGCAAGCGCGGCCTGGTCCTTGTCGAGCGCGAGCCCGTAAATCTCGGCGGCCTCCTCGCCGTCCGCTACCAGCAGGTACAGCACGAGCCCGCCCAGCAATTCGGTCTTGCCGTTCTTGCGGCCGGTGCTCAGATACAGCTCTCGGTAGCGGCGGACGTAGCCCCACGTCGGGTCCCACACGACCGAGCCGAACAGGGGGCGGATGACCTCGTGCTCCTCCCACGGCGCGGGGATGAACGCGCGCCGCGCCCAGATCCCCTTGGTGTGGACTAGCAGCTCGGTAAAGAACGCCATCGCGTGATCGGCGCGCGGCTCGCAAAAGTGATCGCCGCGCCGCAGGCAGACCACGCCGTCAAGGGTGCGTCGGCAGGGCGGGAACCGGCGGCGGTCGGCCATAGCTCATCATGCACCTAGGCGCAGGTCACGGAGCACCCCCGCGGTCATGCGGAGGCGAAGCGAGGCAGGCGAACGGGGGCTCCCCGGCGTGATCGTGCAGCAGCGCGACCGAGGGGCTTAGAATCGCTCTCCGCGCCGCGAATCTGACGGCGCGGTTAACTCCATGTGATCTCCACACGATCTCCACACGATCGCGTCGCGGGCGCTGCTATGCTCCGGCCGGTGCCTGGCGGCCCGGTTCGGGTGGTTCCTTCCGGCCGCCAGGCACCCCGCCCCAGCTCAGCGCTCGATCGCTACCTCGAGGGCGAGCCCCCCGCCAACGCAAACGGGGGCGCTGCCCGCAGCCGGGCCAGCGCCCCCGTCAGGGGTGCGTCGTGCTAGTAGTTCTCGGGCCTGGCGTCCGGGTGCGCCGCCCAGACGTGCGACTCGATCTGTTCGGCGTAGTCGGCGAGCCAGTCAGCCGCGCCGTACGCGCTGGCCCACTCGCCCCGGTGGATGTACTCGCGCAGCGCGGCAGCCATCCCGACCGCCCGGTCGGCGAGGTCGGCGAGATCCGGCGGCGAGGCGAGGTTCTCGCCGGGCGTCCCGTGCTTCCCGCCGTGCAGCTCGCGCCGCTCGTCGTCGCCCATCGCGCGCAGCCCGCGCAGCCAGTAGCCGTGCTCGATCAGGTGCGCGAGCTGTGACAGCTCGGGCCAGTCGCCGAACCCGCCGACGTGCTCGTCCGCGCGCTCGGCGCGGCCGGTCTCGTCGCGGTCCTCGGCGGGCTCGCCGTCGCCGCTGTCGCGGACCCACTCGGGCACGTGCCCGGTCGTGTCGTAGTCAGGCATCGGTGACAGCTCCCTCCATCGCTTCGCCGAGCTGCGCGTAACGCCGCCCGCACGTCTCGAATGGCAGCGCCCCGGCGGCGCGGTCGTAGTGGATGAACACGGGCTCCATCACGCCAGCCGGGCGCGTGATGCTGATCACGGCCCACGTGCCGACCAGGCAGGCGTCGCAGCCGTGCTCCGGGCGGTCGTAGGTGCCGCCGAGCCAGAACGCCATCGCGCTCGGGCTGCGGGTGATGACTTCCTGCCGCCTGGGCGGCTGGGCGGTCTCGTCCGTCAGGTAGCGGACGGGCCAGGTGGTGCGTTTCATTTCGGGTGGTTCCTTCCGTGGAATGGATCTAAAACTCGTCGGGGCGGATCGGTGACATGTCCTCGGCCACGTCGCCAGGGCAGCGGATCGCGTGAGCGAGCGACTCCAGGCATTCGGCTACGTCCTCGGCGGCGACGCCCGCGCCCAGCGCGAACCGGGCCGCCATCGTCGTCGTGAATTGCAGGTGGACTTGAGCCATGACGAACGCCGAAAGGGGGCGGCTGTCTGCCGCCCCCTCGGGCTCGCGCGTCGTGCTGCTCACTTCGCGCCCGCCGTGGCGAGCTGCTCAGCGTGCGCCTTGCACTTCGCGCACCACGCCGGGCGCCCGGCGTTGCTGCCCATGCCGTCGCCCTCCTTGGCGCTCGCGACTTCCTTCGTCGTGCCGTGGTAGTTGCAACGCACGAGCCACGCAGCACCAGCGGCGTCCTTGTCGGTCTTCTTGAGCAGGTCGTACCCGCCGTGCGGCCACTTGACGATGTAGCCAGCGGGGACGGTCAGCTTCTCGGCGGGCAGCTTCGCGAGCCCGCCCGCCTTGGGGGTGCTCGTCGGCACGTCGCTCTTGCGCGGCGCGTCGGCGGGCACGATCGCCCAGAACTTGGTGGCGCTGCCGAACGCGCCGCCCTCGATCGCGCGACCGTTCGCCGACTTGAGCGTGATGCCCTGCGCGTCGGTGTCGATCTTGCCGACCTTGACGCCCTTGTCAGCGGGCGCCTTGACGGCGGTGCCGAAGAACACGAACCCGCCGGTCGGGTTGCCGTGCTGCTTCCAGGTCCCGCGAACGGGCGCGGGCTCGTCGGCGTTCGCGGCGAGCTGCGCGGTGTGCTCGGCGAGCTGCGCGCGCTCGTCGTCGCTCAGGGTCTCGCCCTGCGCGGCGTCGTCGCCCTGGGCGGCCTGGTTCAGCTCGTGCGAGCGGTCGGCGCGGGTGCTCTTGCGAGCGCGCTTGGCGGCCACTTCGTCGGCGGGCGTCTCGGTGCCGGTGGTCTCGGTGGTGGTGGTGATCTCGGTCATGATGGGTGGTTCCCTTCCGGTCTCGCGCTCGTCACGGTGCGTGACGTGCACTAGCTTAAACGCCTACCCTCGGTAGGCATTCCGTTGGCGCCGAGAGGTTCGCGGTGACGTGGGTTACAGTTGTCGGCGGCCCGGCCCCGGCCGCAAGCTCCACGGGCGAGCGGCCGGGGCTCGGGTGCCGGTCACGACAGCAATCGCTCGGCGGCCAGGCCAGCGCCTACCGAGTGCTCGATCCGCAACGGCTGCCGCGCCGCCGGGGTGAATCCGAACTCCCGCGCCCACGAGCGCATCTCGGCGGATGCGTCCCGCGCCTGCGATACCGCCGGGTTGCGGCGCAGCGACCCGTCCCGGTCCTTGATCATCAGCCCCGCGACGGCGACGACCTGTGACGCAGTGCGGAACCGGGCGACCGCCTCGCAGTACGCGGCGAGCGCCGAGGCATCGACGGCACGAGCTGACCGCATCGCGATCACGTCGGGGATCACCCGGTCCCACTCCTCAGACGCGGCGCTCGACAGCCACTCGGGTTTGGGCGGGGACAGCTCGCGGGGCTTCGGCTCGTCGCGGTTGATCCTGCTCGGGCGCGTCTCGCCGTGCAGCAGGCGGAGGTTCGTCGGCGTCGGGGCCGGGCCGCGCTTGCCCATCAGGTGCGCCCTGCCGCGACCGCGCGGGACGCGACCCGCCGGGCGATGTCCGCGCGGCGCTCGTCGGCGATCTCGACGGCGATCGCGGCCATCTGCGCAGCGGCGGCGTCGTACAGCTCCCGGTCGAGCACCACGAGCGGGGTGCGGATCGCGTCGGGCGTCATCTTGTGGAACACGCGCGGGCCGCCCTGCCCGTTGACCTTCGTGCGCCAGATGATGACTCGCGCGCCTTCGGGGTGCATCCGCTGGAGCCCCACCGAGCGGCGCGCGTCGTACTGGAGCCGCAGCCCCTTGGAGCTGCCCGACTCCTTCGCGTACCGCAGCGGGACGACGACCGCGGCGGTCACCGGCTCGGCGGATGTGCCGTACTGGAACCCGTGCACGATATCGTCCTCGCACGGCCCGCACCACGGCGGCCGGTCGGCCTGGTCGGTGCGCTCGATGAACAGCGAATAGGGGAACCCCGTCCGGGCGAAGATCCCCGCCTCGGTGCCGGGGTTCACCGCGTCGAGATACGCGCCGGCCGACGCTGCGTTGGTCGAGCGGACCACCGCCGCGAGGATGTCAGCGAACAGGGCCAGGCCGCCGTGCCGCCGCGTCACCCGCACCGCCGCGCCCCGGCTCACGAAACAGTCGATGCGCGTGATGTTGTCGTCCAGTTGGAGCACTCCCCAGCAGCCCCGTTCGGCGGCCAGGCGGCAAGCGTGCTCGCGGCCGGGAAACGCCCCGGTGTAGTTCCCGTCAAACGGGATGATGTCGGTCCAGTGGTCGCGCGCCCACTCCCGCGCCCAGTCGGCGGAGTAGGCGGCGATCTCGTGCCCGTCGTCCTCGTACGCCCCGGCCTCGTCGTCGCGCACCGACCACACGGGGTCGCGGGTGACGCCGTGCAGCGCCGCCAGGAACCGCGCGGTGGGCCGCTGGGTCAGCAGCGGCCGGGTACCGGAGACCACGACCGGCAAGATTCCGGCGAGCACGTCAGCGGGAGAAACGGACATCGACCACTCCGTTGACGGCTAGCAGGTCCGGCCCGGCGCGGTCGGCGTCGTCACGCGACGCGAACACGACCGTCACGGTGTAGCCGCCCCCGGTCAGCGCCTGCACTCGCCCGCTCGTGCGCTGGTTCAGGTCGCGCTCACCGTTCCCGGCGGCCTCGAAGGCGGCGATCAGCGCGCCCCAGTCGGCGAGGTCGAGCACGCCGTCAAACTCGTGCCCGAGCCCGTCCAGCTCGGCGGCCAGCGTCGTGTAGTCCCAGGTCGTGTAATCGTGCGTGCGGTTGTCGGCGATCCGGTAGGCGCGGAGCTGCTCGGGCGTCAGGTCGGCGGCGATCACCGCCGGGCCCATCGTCTGCCCGAGCTTGGTCGTCGCGGCGCGGTGCCGGACGTGCCCGACCACGATCACGTGCTCGGTGTCGAGCACGATCGGCTGCTGCCAGCCGAACGCGGCGAGGGACTTCGCGGTCTGCTCGACTGCGCGGTCGGTGATCCGGCGGGCGTTGGCCGGGTACGGCTTCATCTCGGCGAGCGGCATGATCACGACTTCGCCGAGGGGCGTGATCGGGGTCGTCATGACGCCACCGCGCGGGGCTGGCCGGTCCAGTCGTGGCACGCGCCGCAATAGCCCTCGCGGGCGTCGTCGGGGTTCGCGGAAGTGCGGCCGCACTTCGGGCAGGCGAACACGTCTAGCGGCGGGTCGCCGGTCGGGTCGCCGCGCTCCCCTCGCGCGGTGCCCCACAGCAGCGCCGCCCCGATCGCCGCGCCGAGCCGGTCTAGCTCGTCCGCCCCGGCCGGGTCGATCCTGACACTCGCCAGCGCGCGGCCGATCTCGGCGAGCTGCGCGCCGAACACGGCCCCGACCGATTCCAGCGCTTCGCGCATGGCTTCGGCCAGCTCCAGCGACGGCGAGCGCGGCCCGCGCCGCCGCGCCGTCACGGTGCCGCCTCCGCCGATTCGGCGGAGCCGGCAAAAACCGGAAAACCGGGCCGCGCTCGCGCGGCGACGAGTGCCGCTGTGCCCCTCGCCCCGGGCGAGGGGTC